CCTGCTCGGTGGTCTCGTCTTCCGCATCGAGCGGGTGGCTGCGAGCATTGACTACCAGACGGAGTTGTACCGCAAGGCAGTGGAGTTTAGGAACGCGCTCGCAACGCAGACGCCGCCAGCCTTGCAGGGTCAGGACTCTGACGCGCTGGCTCAAGTCGTGCCGCAGGCGAGCGAAGAGTACGCAAACGCAACCGACGGCATTGACCGGGTGGCGGCGCTGTATTCGGAAAAGCAGTACGAATCTAAGTTGCTTGACGAAGAGTTGCAGAACCTCGCCATCTCGCTGAAGGAAGCGATCGGCGAAAAGGCAGGGATCGTCGGCAACGGATGGCAGGCAACGTGGAAGGCGAATAAGGCGTCGGTTAAGACCGACTGGAAGGAGGTCGCAACGAAAGTGGACCCGAAGATCATTGAAGCCGCGACGCGGGAAGTTCCAGGCGCGCGAGTCTTCCGATTCAAGAACGAGGAGGGACTATGAGCAAGGACATCGCAGCAGCACTACTCGCTCCATTCGAGGAGAAGGACCTGAAGCACCGTCCAGGGCGAGCAGGGATGACGTTCACCTACGCCGACGCGCGAGCAGTCGCGCAGCGGCTGGATGACGTCCTCGGCATTGAGGGCTGGCAGTTTGAGGTGAAGGTCGCAGACGGCGCACGCAACGTCGTCCACGGATCGCTCGCCGTCGTGATCGGTGGGAAGACCACCATCAGACAGGACTTCGGCTACCCCAACAGCGCACAGGATGACGAGCCGCTGAAGTCAGCGGCAAGTGATGCGCTCCGAAGGTGCGCCGCGCAGTTGGGAGTGGGCAGGAGCCTCTATTCACCAGAGAAGGGCGTCCCAGTGCCACTTGCGAGGGTTCCGCGCCTCTCCGTGGCTCCTACACCCCTCTCCGTTGATTCTGACGACGCTACGAGCGACGCCATCCTCGCTGCGAAGGCAGCAATGCTCTTCGCCGAGAACGTCGGTGACGAGACGTGCAGCCACGGCGAACTCTGGACTCTGAAGCCAGGCGGCATCAGCAAGGCAAGCGGCAAGCCGTACAACGCATTCTGGGCGGCGTCTCACAAGACCCCAGACGGCTCGTACTGCAAGGACAAGCCGAGCCAGAAGTTCATTGCGTCGCAGGCGCCTGCACCGGCGAAGCCCAAACTCGTGCCAGAGGATGACCTCGGCGAGATGCCGTTCTAAGCAAGAGAAAGTCGGAGGAGGACTGAAATGGCGCTATGGATCAAGTGGTCAGCACAAGCACACAAGGACGCAATCATCAGCAGCCTGAGCGACATTGAGTTTCGTGCGTTCGTCACGATCCTTGAAGTGGCGAAGGAGATGCGAAAGGGCGGCGAGTTCCGTGACCGAAGACACCTCGCAACGGTGATCGGGCCGCGCCTCTCAAGGTGCGTTCCCCGACTCATCGCCGAGGGTCTGCTGGAGGCATCTGGGGATGGTCTCGTCAAGGTCTCGAACTGGTCTCGATGGCAAGTGGACGCCACGTCGGCGATTCGGCAACAGAAGGCTCGTGCGGGAAAAGGGCTTGAGTCACGGTTTAGTCACGCTATAGAACTAGAGAAGAACCAGAACAGAACTAGAGAAGAGAAGACTCTTACTAACGGCGTGATGAGTATTGGCGAGATTATTGCGAAGGGAGGACGACGATGAGAGTCACCTTGACGCAAGAGGAGTGGGAGGAGGCAAAGCGCATTGGCAAGGAGCGAACCATCCAAAACGAGAACAGCAAGGACAAGGCGTACTACGACAGGAGCAGGATGGTCTACGAGGATGACGCCGTTGCCGGACACGCGGCAGCAGCGGCTGAGTGCGCCGTGGCAAAGGCAACCAATCGGACTTGGCACGCAAAGGTCTGGCCAGCCGCTGAGCATTGGAGGCACAAGGACGAGCCAGACGTTGGACGCAACATCGAGGTCAGGCACGTGACGAAATCACACTTCGGACTCGTGGTCAGGAAGAAGGACCTCGGCTCTGACAAGGTGCTCTTCCTTGCATACCCAGACCCAGAGACTGACTTTAGGGAGGTTGAGGTCGTTGGCTGGATCAAGGCAGAAGATGCCTGGGAGAAGGGCGAGCCGGCGTATGAAGACTCAAAGAGGGTTCGGCAGTCGCTGCTGAGCACACTCGTATGAGGTCGCTGGCGATTCTTGGGCCGCAGGGTAGCGGCAAGTCCACCATCGCGTCGCTCTTCGTGGAGCATCGTGAGTACCGTCGGCACGGCATCGCGGATGCCATCAAGCACATCGCTGCGATGGCGTACAACGACCTCGGCAAGAGCGAAATGCTGACCGTAAGCCGCAACTTTGGTGATAGCACCCTGACCGGTAGAGAACTGTTGCAGGACATTGGTGCGGCGATGCGTGGCGTGGACACGCACTTCTGGCTGCGGGTCTGGCGCAAGGACTACTTCGAGTTGAAGCGGATCGGCTTCGGCGTGGTCGTGGATGACGTGCGGCTGGATGCCGAGGTGCAGTACCTGCGATCCATTGACCCAGACATCTTCATCGTTCGGCTGACAGCCTCGGAGGAGGTCAGAAAGGAGAGGTTGGGCGGCAACCTGTACGGAGCCGCTGACATCACGGAAAGGGGCTGGACAGACAGCAGGTCAGACCTTACGGTGGACACGACGAGCCTGTCGCCTGAAGACGCCTACCGCGTCATCACAGACAAGATGGAGGAGGTCTAATGTTCAAGGAGTTGGAGATTCTTGCAGCACAGGCTGGCTACCGATTCGCCGAGGCCATCAAGGACGGCGACAAGTGGCACGTCATCCTTGACGATGAGGACGGCGAAATCACCTTCACCGGCGCAACCGTCCAGGAGGCGGTTGAGAAGGCAATCGAGCAACTCGTTCGCAGCCTGAGCAACATCGGTCACTGACGTGTGGGATAGCGTTGGTCTCGTGATCGCAGGGCTGCAACTATTCTTCGCGCTGATCGTCGGGCTGACGCTCCCAGTCGCGGCTAAGCGTGGCGGTGCGGCAGCGGGTACCATCTTCATCATCTTGGCGTTCGCCACGATGATCTGGATCGTAAGGAGCGTGCTATGGCAGCAGTAAAGGCGCAGCGAGGCGGACCTCGCAAGGAGCCTGTGTTCGCAGCGACGAGTTGCGGCGCGTGCAGCGGCGACCTGAACACGCTGAAGGAGTCGTGGCGCGTCAAGGTGATCACCTTCGTCGCCAATAAGCGCAACACCCGCTTCGCCTGGTATCACCGAGCCTGCGTGAAATGACCCGCATCGAGCGAGCCGCACCATTCCTTGACGAGAAGGTGATTGCGGTTCAAGACGGCGCCGATGCGTGGTGCGAGGAGCCTGGATTCTCTGGCCGCGTCTGGTGCAACCTCTCAATTCGATACGCCGATGCCATTGCGCCAGATGGCTGGTTTTTTCTGTACGAAGGGATCGGCAACCGCAAGACCAACGCCGATCTGATCAAGCACGGCGTGATGGAGATTGACGTCGCACGCTTCACGCTGAGCGACGGTGGCTCTGCAGTCTTGGCAAGGCTCGTCTGATGGGCTACTTCAAGGACCAAGCCACCGAGAAGATGATTGACCCAGCCAAGAGCCGCAAGGGGAAGAACAGCCGACAGCGTGGCAACGCATTCGAGCGAGAGGTTGCAAAGCGCCTGCTCGGTCAGCGCGTCGGGCAGTTCGGCGGCAAGCAAGACGTTGCGAACGATTGGCTCGCCGTGCAATGCAAGGTCGGCGGAAGTTTCAGCGAGCGCCAGTGGGATTGGTTGCAGACCGTGCCGGTGAAGAGCGACCAGTTGCGTGGCTTGGTCATTGGTGACAGCCCTGGCGTTGGCGGCGGCCGTCGTCGCGCCGTGATCATCCTTGACCTTGACGACTTCTGCGATTGGTTCGTAGCAGCGGAGCCGCCTGAGTGACCAGGAGTCGGAGGGTCTGGCTCTCGGCGCTCACGATGCTCATCACCGCTGCCATCATCTTCGCCTTCCCGAGCGCGCCCGAGGCACCGCTGCGGGATTCATTCAAGCCAGAGCCTACGCCGGTCGCTGAGTCGCTCGTCCTCTCGGTGAAGGGCAAGGCGACGTGGTACGACGCGACCAAAAACAATGCGTGGTACACCCGAGGCGACAAGCCGACGCTCTTCTACGCAGCGGCAGGCCCAGCCCTCCGTAAGATCAAGGACTTCCGTTGGGGCAAGAAGCCGTACCGCATCATCGTGGAGAACCTGAAGAACGGCAAGGCAATCGTGGCGTGGGTCGTGGACTGGTGCCAATGCCGAGGACAGACAGGCAACGAGAAACTGGTGGACCTCAGCCCTGCTGCGTTTACTGCGCTGGGCGTGGACTTGAATAGTGGAGTGCAAAGGGTTAGAGTCACAGTCCTGCCGTAGCAGGAGAGGGAGGGCAAGTGTTCACTGTTCGCAGCATCCGTGGCGACTGGATGAGGATCGTCGCCAAGCACGCCTTTCCGCAGAAGTCTACGCGCGGCCGCATCGAGGCACTCGCCGAGGCACTGAAGATCAGCCGCCGCAGCGCATACGCCTACGTCGCAGAAGAGCGCCGCGTGCCAGAGGACGTTGAGCAGCGATTCATCAACCTGTTCGGCGAGGTGGCAGAGGACGGCTGGCGCACGGTGGACCTCTACCGAATCCGCACCGTCCAAGAAACTAAGAAGGCGCCGCGACCGGCGATCAGCCGCGAGAAGACAGTCGAGGGCAGGCTGACGTGGATTGACCAAGCGATGCGGAGCAGCAGCATCCTGAGCCAAGACCTGCTCGGACACGTCCTCGGGTGGGAGCGCAACAACATCACCTACGGACAGATCGCAATGGTGGAGGACGGACTTGACGAGCAAGAGGCTCGCGCCAAGCACCCGAACAACTTTGACGGCAAAGCAATGGCAGATGACGTCGTGGCTGTCTGCAAGGCGTGCGGTCTCATCGGCGCCATTGACGCGCAGCTCAAGGAAGTGAACGGAATGGTCTTTCGCGTGACGTGCCGCACTAACTCCTACAAGATCAGCGAATGAGCCTCGGCGACTTTGACCGCGAGTTCAGGAGCAAGTTAGGCGAGGATCGCCGCTGGCCAGCCTTCAAGCTGATCGCCTACTACCTGCTCGCCAAGCAAGAGCCAGTCCACATCGCAGAGACTGGATGCGCGCGCCAGGCTGATAACTGGAACGGAGACGGACAAAGCACGCAGGTCTGGAACTGGATCATTGAGCGCACTGGCGGCAGTGCCATCTCCTTTGACATTGACCAGAATGCAGTCGCCTACGCCAAGACCGTGGCGCCGCTTGTGGACGTGCAGTGCATTGACT